CCACGCATCCACCACTCAATAAGCTGGAAACACACAACCCCCATGATCCTCAACCCCCAACACAAAAAACATACAATGAAACTAAACAAAGAAAATAGTGAACACTGTTCAAAAGAAAGGAAAACCCATGTCACGCAAGAAAACCCAACGCGAACATGAGAGGGCTGAAAGAAAACGCAACGCCCTGGAGCTAAGCCTAGCCGGTGCATCATATAGAGACATAGCAGATGCCCTCCAGGTCTCCCCAGCAACAGCCCTCCAGGACTGTAAGGAAGCTCTGGCAGACATCCCAGCCCAACAGGCAGATGAAAAATAGGCTCAAAAAGATGGGGCAACACATCCCAGCCCCTAAGCCCTATAATCCCCACTGAACACTGTTTGATAAATAGAAAGACAAAACATGACCAAGACAAACAACACAAAAATTGGAACCCCAGAAACCCACAACCTCAAAGACCTCCAGCTGTTCCACAACAACCCGCGCACTGGAGACACCGAGGCCATAGCTGACTCAATACGGGCAAACGGAGTATATAAACCCGTAGTAGTCAATAAAGGAACCCACACAGGCCGCCCCCTGGAAGTCCTAGCAGGAAACCACACAGTAAAAGCACACCAGCTACTGGTGGAAGAGGGACATGAGGAATACACCACCATTGACTGTTGGGTCATTGATGTGACAGAGGAACAGGCAAACCGCATCGTGCTGGCAGACAACCGCACAGCAGACCTCGGCAGCTACGACAACACAGCCCTACTAGACCTACTCACAAGCATCGACCATGACCTAGATGGCACTGGCTATGACTATGAGGATTTAGATGACCTCCAGATCATGCTGGAAGAAACAAACACCCCAGACCCCACCCTCCAGCAGCCAACAGCCCCCTACGATGAGCCAATGCAAGACAACACCCCACAATTTAACAAAGAGGATGGGATTAGTAAGTCAGCCATGGACGCTGATGCACTCGCCAACTGGGAAAACCAGCCAACCAGAAAGATGCTATTTACCTACCCCATCAACCAATTCATTTGGGTACAGGAAGCACTACATGAACTACATGAAAAACAACCAGAGCATGGAGGGTCACACGCACAACTCGTCCTCTCACTCATAGAACAAGCACACGGAGAAAAAGCCCCTGAGGCAACAGTAGAAGAAAAGGAACAATAAAACATGTCAGTAGAAACAGCACGTATCATCACCGTAAAACGCACCACAAGCATAGAAGATGCCAGCCTAGTCATCGGAGACCTCGTAGAAGATAAAAAACCCAGCTTTAATGACGAAGTAATAGCCTACGACCAAGACACAGGTGAACTGGTGGCAGCAGTAATCAACCTCCCCAGAAACAGCGTCACCCAGCAGGCCAGGGAAACCATCAAACAGATGGCTTTTACCAAAATGACCCGCGCACAGATTTATTCCTCTGACTCCACCACATTCGGCTACTCCCCCCGCCGCCCCTCACTACAACGTGAGGGATGCAGCTCAACCAACAACCGCAGAGACAACCCACACATCGAAAAAGCCCTGGAAGATTTAGCAGACACCTGCCACGACATCCTTGCCCAATTCGCATCCGACCTCATTAAAGACGACCGCAAAACACTAGAAGCAGTCAAAGAGGAATGGAAAATAGGGGAACAAAAACTATGGACAAGCGGAGTCGTAAACGACACAGCACGCCTCCCCTACCACCGCGACAACTTTAACTTCCCCGCATATTCAGCCATGCCAGTATTCAGATACAAAGCCAAAGGCGGATACCTCCACATACCCGAGTACGACCTCACCCTCCCATGCAGAGACAACACAGTCGCCTACTTTAAGGGCAAAAACCTAGTACACGGAGTAACCCCCATCAAGCGCACAGCTGAGGACGCATTCCGATACAGCATCGTCTACTACGCCCTCCAGGGCATGAAAGACTGCCTCACCCACGCACAAGAAACCCAATACGCACAAACCCGCCGCTCCCAAAGGGAACTAGAGATGGCACGCCGTATTGCAGCAGGGAACAGAAAAGTACCCACAACCAGAAACATACAAAAGAATTGAACACCGTACAATAAGAACAACTGAACACCGTTCAACGGAAGGAAAAACAATGGCAGGCAGAAACAGCAACCGCAAAGAGTATGAACGCGCAGAACGTAAAAAGAATGCCCTTGAGCTACGTCTAGCGGGCGCGTCTTACCGGGATATTGCGCAGGCTCTCAATTGCTCTGTGGGTACTGCAACTAATGACTGCAAGGAGGCCATGGCGGAGATTCCGATGCAGCAGGCGGATGAGATGCGCACTGTTGAGTTGTCTCGGTTAGACCGTCTGCAGCGTGCTGTTTGGCCTAAGGCTGTTAAGGGTGATTTGCAGGCTGTTGACCGCGCTATCAAGATTATTGACCGCCGCGCTAAACTCTTCGGTCTTGATGCACCCCAGCAGGTGCAGATTACGGCTAGTGATATTGACCTGGATGCAGCTGTGGATAAGATGCTGCGGGTGGCTGAGATGGCTTTGGAGAAAGAGAATGCTGCAGAGTCTTTTGATGATGTGGATGATTTTGATTTAGATAATCTTGAGCTGGGTGCTGAGGATGCGGATGAGGGCTAAGGAGATTCTGGCGCGGGCGATTGAGTCTGAGACCCATGGGTGGGCGCCGGAGCAGCGGGCTGCGTTTATTTTGCGTATGTCCCGTGAAGCTACCCGTCTTGAGGTGCGTGACTCGTTTCCTACTGCTGGGAAGTTAGCGCAGTCTATTGATTCGTCTACTGTGCAGACTCCGGCGCTTGATTTGATTGATGAGGCTCTTGAGTGGGCATTGTCTACCCCGGATGCTAGGTTGGCTATTTCAGTGCCGCCGCAGGAGGGTAAGACTACGCGTGTTGGCGTGTGGGGTGTGTTGCGTGCGTTGGTGCAAGACCCTGACAGGCGTATTGTTGTCGCGTCTTATTCTGAGATGTTGGCACGGTCTACTGCACGCACCGCACGTAACATTATTTCTCAGTACGGGCACGGCGCTAAAGACCCTCTAACTGGTGTGTCTCTTCCTGACAAGCTCGGCCTGTCTCTTTCGTATGATAAGACTGCATCAGGTAACTGGCAGCTGGCAGGACATAAAGGCGGGCTATACGCAGTAGGTGTGGGCGGTTCACTTACAGGCCGCCCCTCAGAGCTGCTAATAATTGACGACCCTCACAAAGGTATGACAGAGGCAGACTCACGGCTGGAACGTGAGAAAGTAATCACCTGGTGGGAGTCTATTGCTCAGACCCGTTTGGCACCTGGCGCGCCTGTCATTGTGATTCAGACCCGCTGGCATGAAGAGGATCTAGTTGGGCATGTGCTGAAACAATCAGGCGGGCAAGACTGGAAAGTTATCAACATTCCTGCAGTTGCAACACCAGGTATTAAAGATTCCCTCAACCGGCCTGCAGGCACCGCTATGGTGTCAGCGCGTGGACGTACTGCTGCTGACTTTCAACGCATTCATGAGAATGTGGGTGAGCGCGTCTGGGCGGCTCTTTACCTAGGTTCTCCAACACCTGCACGGGGTGGGTTGTTTCAGCAGGACTGGTTCGACCACTACAGAGCTACTGAGTCACCCGTGGAGAATGTTGCTAGTCGTATTGTGTCTATTGACCCTGCAGAGACTGGCAAGGGAGATGAGGCAGGCATTATCGGCATGAGCGTGACTCATGACGGCAGGGTGTGGGTGACTCATGATGAGTCTGGAAATATGCAGTCAGATGAGTGGGCGCGCAAAGCAATCCTACTGGGGCTACGCATGGGCGCTAACGAGATTCTGTTTGAAGCGTTTACTACAGGCCCCACTTATGAACGAGTACTTGAGGGCGCGTGGCGACGTATCCGCCGTGAAGCTGAGTATCTAGATAAGCATGAACATGATGTGGTGGCTGCAACTATTGACTACGGCAAAAGTGAATACGCCCCAGATGATGCTCTGAAAGCCTTGAAGCAACTGGCTGATCTGGATGTTCCTAACCGTCCTGATATGCCGTTTATGGTGCGGCCGTGGCGAGCTAAGGGCGATAAGACAGCTAGAGCTGCAGGCACTAGACAGGCTGCATCTACCGGCAGGTTAAAAATGGTTGGCTCTCACCCTGCTCTTGAGTCCCAGGCATGTCAATGGCAGCAGGGACAATCCTCACCGGATCGCCTTGATGCGCTTGTGAACGGCTATGAGCGGTGCGCTCAGATAATCGGCCAGCCTGCAACTATTGCGGCACCGTCACAAACACCTAGCTCAAGTATTAATGCAGCTTTCTGGTCTGCCCGTATTGACTAGCAGCAAGACATAAAAATAACCCCCGTAGGAAGTAGGTGAGGCTACAACCAGCGGGGGCTATTCTTGTTGTCTGAGTTCTCAGCATTTACGCGACTAGGTGATGTGTGAGGCACCCGTCAACTGTGAACCACTAGTCAGCTTACACTAGTTCACTTACCACCGTCACACGATACGATAAAGCCCATGAGCACACTAATAACATTCGCGGTACTGCTGTTCGCCGCTATTAGAGTCACCCGGCTAATTGTGGTGGATAAACTTTCAGACCCTTTAAGGCAGCTGCTGCTGAAAAAGCTGGGTGCAGAGAATTGGGTAACGTACCTATTCTTTTGCCCCTGGTGCATCGGTTTCTGGGTGTCCCTCGCAGCCGCATGGCTCGCCTGTGAACACACTCAGCTGGGTGAGCATATTCCGTTCCCTGCGTGGCTGAGCGTGCCGCTAGTAGCGTTAGGCATGTCTTATATTGTCGGGTGGGTCTTAACTAGAGAGGATGCAGAGTAATGGCACGTATCAGCAGGCGCAAAATGACGCAGGCGCGCATTGATAGTAGTAAGGCATCATCAATAGGCTTACCGTCTTTGACTGCTGCAACTACCCCGGTAGACACTGGAAGCAACCGGAGGGCTGCACAGAACCAGCAGGACACTGGAGCTAGTACTGCGTGGGAGTATTATGACACAGTTGGTGAGCTGTCTTACGTGTGCCGCTGGTTAGGCAACAACCTGTCTCAGGTGCGGTTGATGGCATCTGATTTAGATGAGAATGGTGACCCACTAGGCGGCACAGAGGATAGGCAAGCAGCGCGGATTGTTGCAGATATTGCAGGCGGTCCCGCTGGGCAAGCTCAGCTACTTTCACGCATGGCAACATTCCTCACAGTGCCTGGAGAGGGCTGGGTAGCTGTCATTAAACGCACAGACGAAGAGGGACAAGTTGGGCAAGAATGGCACGTCCTGTCTGCAGAGGAGCTTAAGTATAAGGGCAATGAGATTGTCTTAGAGCTAGATGATGGGGATGATTACACCCTCAACCCTGAGACAGATATTTTGACCCGCGTTTATCACCCGCACCCGCGCCGGTCACGTGAAGCAACCTCCCCTACCCGCGTTGCTATCCCTATTCTGAAAGAGATTCAGCGCACCACCGCAACTATTGATGGCGCAGCTAAGTCACGTCTGGCAGGAAACGGTATCCTAGCTATCCCCTCAGAGGTATCGATGCCAGTTCAGCAGGCGCCTTATGCTTCTAAGGATGCGCCCGGCCTGCCTACCCCTATGCCTGCAGATGCACCTACGCATGACCAGAAGGTGTCTGCTTCGGATGTTGCTGCTCAGCTGCAGCAGGTTATGACTATGGCGATTCAAGACCCAGCGAGTGCTGCGGCGCTTGTTCCTATCGTGCTGCAGGCACCCGGTGAACAGATTGACAACATTCGCCACATCACTTTTGAATCAGATATTACAGACACTGCGCTTACTACCCGTGATAAAGCTATGTTGCGTCTGGCGCGCACTCTGGATGTTCCTCAAGAGGTGCTGATGGGTACTGCTGACGCTAATCACTGGTCTGCGTGGCAGATTGATGAGGCGGGTATTAAATCGCATATTGCGCCGATGATGACGGTGATTTGTGACGCGTTGACAGAGGCTATTCTGCGTCCCCTGTTGCGTGCTCAAGGTCATGCAGACCCGTCTGGGCTGGTTGTGTGGTTCGATACTACTAAGCTGACTCAGCGGCCTAACCGCGCTCAGGACGCTAAGGATGCTTACGCTGCAGGCGTGCTTTCTGATGATACGTTCCGTGAAGCGTTGGGCTTTACTGAGGATGATGCACCACCAACAGAGCTGAGCCTTGAGCAGCTGAAATCTATGGCTATCCAGATGGTGACTAAAGCCCCGTCGCTATATCCGATGCTGGCAGAGTTTATCGGGTTCCCGGCTGTCACACAGTCTCAAGTGCGGCAGGCTAATGAAGTGGCTGCGCCTAATAGCCAGGTGCCTGTTTCTGAGTCTCACACACCACCAGAACAAAAGGAGTAGACCATGACTGTTATTGAACTTCCTGACCGTCTAGATGAGTGGACAGAGCTGTTAGAGGCAGCGGTGCTTCGGGCTGGCAAGAAGTGGAGTGAAGCAGCCTTAAAGGAGGTTTTTCCCCCTAGTATCCGTGCCGCTGCAGATGCCGGGCAGCAAATGAGCCTGGATGCTATTTTGTCTACTGCTAACGCGTGGACTGCCGTAGCGACTGCTGAGATGTCCCCCGCTCTTATCGCGTTCATGGTTGCACAGTCTTGGGATGTAGCAACAGCACGCAAGGTTGATTTACGGCCATTGTCGGGGGCTGCTAGTACACCTGCTGAGCATAAAGCTGCGTTTGCTGAGGCAGTGAAGATTCTGCACTCATGGGGCTACACAGACAAACAGATTGATGTGGTTGTGACTACCCGCTCTTGGTGGGACGAGATGAGTAAGCAACTCGCAGTAACCCCTAACAAAGTAGTTGGGATGCCAGAGACTATTTACCGCGAGCTGGTCACTAAGCTGGGCAAGGCCAATAAAGAGGGCGCTACTCTTTTTGACCGTAATCTTATCGTCCGGGAGTTCCTAGACATGAGCAAAGAGGGCGGCTTTGAAGCGTGGAATACTCGCGCTAACCGGATTGCGCGTACTGAGACTCACCGTGTGATTAATGCAGGCACTCTGCAGGCAGCTAAAGAGGAGCAACAAGTCTCTGGTGAGGTGCTGCGTAAGGCGTGGGTCTGCACATGGGATGAGCGCACCAGGGATGAGCACTTTGCTGCAGATGGTCAGATTGTGCCTATTGATGGCAAGTTCATGATTGGTGGGTATGAGGCTGATTTTCCTGGCGACCCTAACCTGCCTGCCCATCTTTCAATTAACTGCCGATGCACTCACATCCTGCTGGGGGAGGATGAAACATTGCCGGATGATAGTGACAGGCAGACAGAAAGAGAACGGCGGAGTGCTACAGAGGCAGGCACAACCCGCGTCCCGTCTGGCGAAGTAACACGGCGTGCTAACCGTGGGGTCACCCGCGATGCCGATAATGAGAAGTTAACAGCGTCTAGTGAAAGAGAGAATAATATGAGTCGCCGTGAATGGT